CATGGAATTAATACTCGGCTTCTCATTGGGCTTTAATTTATTATTCATTGTTTTATGGGTAATAGGGCGGCTAATGGACAGGAAAATAAAGCAGACATCGGATAAGGTGATGCAGAATATTTTCACAAATGACGAATTTAAGAATTGGATGTATAAAGCATGAGAAGCGTTAATACAGTAGTAATGCCAGAGCTATCAGAATCATTAGTAATGGATTCGGTAAGGAGAGCACAAGAAGGTGTCGCAAATAAAGAAGATGCAGAGAAAGCGGTAGCATTAGATTTCTATTATCATAATGACGTAGATAAACACATAGATCAATGGTTTGCTCCTGCTACCTTGAATCAAGTGCCTTCGTTTCCGCAGAAGATTGTGCCAAGATTTGCTAAGGCTCGAATGATGATATATAAAGAACCACCTATTAGAATGATTAATGGAGACGTATCTGAAGATTACAGAGACTACTCTTATAAGTTAGATCAGAAAGCGAGAGAGTTCTCCGAATTGGCGTGGTTGACTTCGTCTATGGGATTAAGAACACGATGGAATGAACGTAAGAGTATATTAGAATATGATCTGATTCCACACTTCAAGCGTTATATGGTAGATGGTGAAATGCGTGGTGTATCTTATGAAGTAGAACGAGATGCAAAGAATAATCGGATATTTGTATTCTGGTCTGATGAGTTGCATTTCAAATTCGATCAAGCAGGAAGGATTATACAAGTAAACGATGATAACATCAATCCTTATGGAATAGTACCTGTTAGTTTCGTGGATTATCCACAGAAAGCAAGTGATGTAATAAGGGCTGCGATTCAAATAGGGATAGCTAATACAGAAATTGCCTTGGCTGAAAGATTCTCATTTGGTCAGCCTGTTGCAAGTGGATTAGATAATGCTTCTACCCTCTCGATGGGAATAGACAAAGTAATGATCTTACCAGAAGGTGCTTCATTTAATTTTGTAGGCAATCCCGGATCCCTGAAAGATATGATTGAAGTTTCTAAGTCATTCGCTAATCAAACTGCCATCAATAATCATCTAAGGATTAAATGGGATGATTCAGGCAATCCTGCAAGTGGTGAAGCTCTTAGATTGATGGAGATTGAGAATTTAGAAGCTCGGATTTCGGATATTCCTACATGGCGAGAGTGGGAACGTGAGAGATACGAGATAGACAGGTCTGTTATCAGAACACATACGGGTAAGGATACAGGCGAAAGATATTCGGTAGATTTTGCAGAGATAGAATTTCCAAAGTCTCCGCAGGAAGAACGTGCTGAATTAGATTGGAAACTCGCCAAAGGACTCATAAGTAGAGAAGATTTATTCAGACACTTCAATCCGGATATATCAGATGAAGATTTGAAAGCAAAATTAGGTGAAGTAGATGAAGCGAAAGCAGAACCTAAACAGTCTCCATTATTGCAAGCATTGAGAAAACCTATTGAGTGATTTTAAAGACATAGCAAGTCAAGGATTCGCAGAAGCAATTAAGAATATGCAAGAGATAGTTGTCTCTCAAATAATGGATCTTAGAAAACAAGGATTAAGTAGGGATGAGATACTCTTGGTGTTGCAGTCTTTAGATATGGAAGATTTAATCTTGAATCAATTAGGATTCCAGACAGATATAGACGAATTAATGTCAGTATATGAGAAGGCTCTTGCTGGAATGGAGATGACCGGAACAGTAACGAATGAAGTCCTTACATCCTTATTAGAAATGGATCGTGCTACATTTATGAGAGAGGCTGGAATGATGGGGGAGAACATTAGGAAGCAAGTAGCTCGTGGGGTTATATCGGGTGCTACTGAAAGAGAGATTGCAGAAGGTATCTTGGGCGGAGCAGGTGGAACACTTAGACCAGATCAAGCCGAAACATTGGCGAATACTGCTCTTAATACATTCGAGAGAAATGTAACTGCTGAAATGGCTAATCTGGATCCAGCAGATGCAACGTATGTATATCAAGGCGTGGTTGATGATAAGACGAGAGATATATGCTTAGACATGGTTTCAGCCGGTGCTATGACTCGTGAAGATATAGATTCACAATTTCCCGGTGCTTTCTTAGATGGTGGCGGATTTAATTGTCGGCATAGATGGGCGAGAGAGACATCATCAAGTAAGAAACTATCCAATGAGAAGGGTGCGAATAAGGTCATTCAAGATAAAGAGAAAAAAGGCAAGTGGAGAACTCCGCAAACATATCAACAACAAGTAGAATCTCGTGGCTAAGTCGTTAGAAACAATACCACAAATGAATCCAATGTTCTGGAAGAAATTAGGTGATGAAATTGCTGATAAGATTAGAGTACATACTACAAAAGGCTCAAAAGATGTATATGGTAAGAAATTTAAAAAGTATTCTCAAGGATATATTAAATCAAATCTCCGTAGGGGAAAGACTAACGGAACAAAGGTAGATTTAGAACTATCTGGCGATATGATGCGGAACTTACAAGTAAGAACTGCAACTCCTTCCGGTGTTACAATAGGATGGAGTGGAACTAACGCAGAGAAGGTTCAATGGAATGCAGATATGGGAAGAACTGTAACTACTGATAGTAAGCCTTTATCGGATAAGGTATGGAAGCACGCAGAAAAAGAATTAAGTAAACAGATGGACAAGAATTTGAAATTGGTGGCAGAAACGACCACCATAACAATAGGATAGGAGACAGTATGTCTGAAGAACAAGTACAAGAAGTACAAGAGGTGGCAACTAATAGCCAGAATGAACCAAGTAGCTCTGAACTTGGAGCCATTGCAGAAAGCAAGAAGTACAGACAAAGAGCACAGAAAGTAGAAGCTGAATTAGCGACACTTCAAAAACAAGTAGAAGATAATCGCACAAAACAAATGGAAGAACAGGATCAATGGAAGGTCTTAGCGGAAGAACGCAAGACACAGATTGATAATTTGACTCCGATTGTTGATAAATATAAAGCTGATGAATCTAAATATATGGAAGAACTACTTTCAGATTTCTCTGAAGAAGATAGAGAAACTTTTAAGGAATTGCCGGTTAATCAATTAAGGGCAGTTCACAATAAATTAATTACAAAACCGAATGTTCCTAATGTTGATTCAACTCCTGCCGGTGCTTATCAAGGATATGATAACTTGGTAGATGCTGCTAAGGATGTCTCACAAGGAAAGCTGGATAAAAAGTCTTATGTCAAAATCAAAGAAGCCTTTACATCTCGAATCAATCGAGCATAATCCAACTAACGGATTTGACACAGGAAGCGTGAAGTCTGCCATGACGAAAGATGGTGAACATATATACGTTTCTAATGGTGAAGAAATCCCTTATGAAGATGGTTTCCGAGTTTGTGTAGGACAAGAGAAAGCACCTAAAGACTTGCGATCAACATACTCTCATATTAGTCAAGAGAGATGGGATGCTATATTCGGAAAGGATAAATAATGGCAACAGGAGACAGTGGAAACTTTGCCGGTGGTTTACTTGAAGTAATTCAAAGTGAAGCCCTAATTAAGTTTTCAGATGCAAACGTAACACTTCCGCTAATTTCGGTAAAAGGCGAACCGAAAGCGGATCAAATAACATTTATCGCCTATAACGCAGGCTCAAGCACAGTAACAAGTGCTGATGTTGTAGCAACTGCTGAAGGTACAGTAACTCCTTCTACTGCTCTCGACACAGAGAAGAAAACTGCAACTCTGGATATGTATTCAGTCATGGTTCCAATCTATGATGAAGCAATGCTATCTAATGCAGATGATGTAGCTTCTAATGTTGGTGCTTTAGTTGGTAACGCTTTAGCGGCTAAAGTGGATGCTTTAGTTAATGCAGAGTATGATAATTTCTCAACTGCGGTTGGAACAAGTACTGCTGCTTTGACTGTTGATGATTTGTTTTCAGCTCTCAAGAGTTTAAAGGATGCATCAGCAATGGGCGAACCACAAGCGGTATTAGCTCCCGGTCAAATCTGGGGAACTTATGGTGTTCATAATGACTTAGTAACTGCTGCACAATTTGCGGGTGCTGGCGTACAAGATGAAGGTGCTCGTAATGGATTTGTACAAAGAATCGCAGGTATCGGCATTCATAGTTCACCAGAATTTACCGAAGCAAGTAACGCAACTAAAGGTGGTGTATTCACTAAAGGTGCATTAGGCTTTGGTTATGCTGGCGAGTTGTTCAAAACAGAAGCATATCGTGAAGGTACATATCTTCGTGATAATATTATTGGTTCTGGTTTTTGGGATGTTGTAGAAATCATAGACGCTTGGGGCGTTGAGATTCATACTAAAACATCTTAACCCTAAAGTTATGGTGGGGGTTCAAACGAGCCCTCACCATGCTTATTGTCGGGAGGCTTTCGTTAATCGGATAAAAGAAATGATTAGCGGATTAAATGCAGACGTTATTATCTATTATAATGGCGGTAAGCATTGGGGCTTTCAAGATTTTACAGTTAAAGAGTATCAAGGATCTAAAACAGGAATGGAAATGCTAAAGGACAAACAAAACATAATGAGAGAAGATTTCTTAAAAGGAAATTATACTCATTTATTTAGTTTAGAATCGGATAACATTCCTAATAAGAATACGATCAAAGATTTCTTAAAGCATAAAGTAGATTTAGTTTCAAGTTTATATTTCGTAAAGACAACGGAACATTATGCTTTTGATATTCCTAAAGGTTCTTCTTGGTGGCAAATGGGACTCCGTAATAAGGGTGCGATAGTGCGACAGAAACTAATCCCTTCTGTTTGGGG